TTACTTCGACGCCTTCGCCATCAGCTTTTGAGCATTCTTGAACAGCAGCACGTTGTCGCCGTTGTTCTCCTTGGCGTCTTCCTTCTTGATGTTGTACTTGTCCTCCAAGGACTCCTGCATCTTCTGAAGCATGGTCACGGTCGCCATCGTCTCTTTCAGGATCGACATCTGGCTCTTGCGACGTTCAACGGCATCGCGGTCGAACAGCTGATCGACCTTGACGAGCAGAAGGCCCTGTAGCTCCTGGCAGAACTGACGCAGCATCTCGTTGATCGCCACGCCCAGTTGAGCGTGCATCTCCTTTTTCTCTTCGTAGCTCTTCTTCAGGCGAGCACGGTTGCGAGCGGCGTTTGATGTCTCTTGTGCACGGCGACGATTCTTCAACGCCAGTGCCGCCTTCTCTTCGACCGCCTTTGCTGCTCGCTCAGCCTTCGCCATCGCACGATCCATGATCGACGTCTCGACAGCTTCCACGGCTGGCGTGAACTGCGAGAGGTTTACTTTTTCTTCCATCCCTGTCTCCTTGTTGTTATTGGTTCTCTCGGTGGTGCTCGTACTTCAGGATGAGCTTCGTGAACATCTGGCCGAGTGGCGTGTTCAGGTACGGCATCAGCTGCGAGCTGTTCATCCAGATCTTTTCTTTCTTCTCGTCCGTCAGCGTGTCGTCGGTCGCCAACTGCCCGAGGCCCTTGACGCTCTTTGCGACACGTCCGATGCCGCCCATGATCGGAACGGATTCCTTCTCCATGCTGTACTTCGGTGTCAGGCCGAGCCATTCACCAGCTTGACCCATTGAAGGCTCAAGCACCTTCATCGCCGTCATCAGCAAAGAGGAGGGTAGAAGAAGTGTGTTGTTCAGCGCTCGGCCCCAGATCGCGTTCTGCGTGCGCTCGTCGTCAATGTCGTGCTTTCCGTACATCAGCTGCCACGTGTAGGCGCCCGCGTAGTTGTACGCTGCGAGCTTCATGTACGTCTTCAGGATCTCAGTAGGTCCAGCCTGGAACGTGGGAACAATCTGCTTGTCGATTGCCGCACGAATGAAAGACGTGAACTGAAGCACGGTCGAGAAGAAACCGGAATGCTCCCCGCGCTCGATCACCATCTTGGTCGTCGCGTCAGGTTCAAGGATGTACGAGTTGATGGCGCGCTTGTTGAACCCCATGAAGTGCTCGGCTGCCTGTGCGTCATCCCACAGATGGGTATTTGGGTAGTCGATCCCGTCCACTGTCTGGCCGTGCCTCAAGACCTGCACATGCACGCGCTGTGTCATCGGATCATCAAGGTTCGTCGCCAGACCGAAACGGTTGTATTCGGACAACTGTGTTTCGTTCAGTGATCGATTGCCCTTCAGGAACTTGATGAAGTTGTCATTGATGTCGGTCGTCATCATCTTGCGGCCGGAATCGTTGAAAGCCTTCATGCCGCTGAAGACGTGAGTCGTATCAGCGAACCACTGAGCACCGCGCCTCCATGTTGAGACGCGAGCACGGTCCATCTCAGAGACGACCGTATTCATGCCGTCGTTCATCGAGTCATACATGAAGTGGCGTTGGATCGTTCCAAGGCGTCGTGCCTGTTCGAAGTCAATCGATCCTGGTGCCGATGGGTCAGCAATCGCACGTCGGATGCCTGCGACGATCTCAGTAGGGAACTCGACGAACACACGTTTGATCGAATCGAGCACCGTCATCGAGTGCAAGTCGCCCATGTTCGCGTTCAGCGAGCGACCGAGCATCATCCCGCTCATTCCAGTGCGGAGAGTTGAAATGATGTCCGATTGCTTCTCAGCAACGCCAAGCGCCCGATCCAGGCCCCATTGAAGCTGCTCTGTGTCCTTCTTTGCTCTCGTGAGAATCTTTGCCTGCTCAGCTTCAAACTGACCCGGCTTCAGGTCTGCTCGTTGACCAAGTTCGACAATCTGGTTCTCAGCCTCTTGATGAACCTGTGCGATACGTTTGTTGTAGACGGTTGTCCACTCAGGGCTTTCGAAGTGCTCACGAGGAACGATGGCACGGGCGCTACGCTTGACATACATCTCCGTCAGAAGACTCGCATCGTTCTCAAGGAAGTCGATGAAGGCATTCGTCGGCAAGTGCCCGAGAACGACACCCTTTGAGGAATCCGGTCCACCAGTTGCACCACGGAACTCAAGCGCGCTGAACTCACCATCGGAGTCACGGAAGTGATGGTAGAGGCGCCAAGCCTGATCAAGCGGCGTGCCTTCGATCTCAGGATTGTGGAAGCGAGCAGCGATGCGGACGAACGGCGGCAGGTCATCACCCGGGATCATCGCAATGATCTTGTCGCGACTCCACAGGCGAGCTTGGCCGTACGTTTCCGAAATTCCACGCTCAGCATCGGTGTCGATACGCCACGCGCCAGCGCGGTTTCCTCGTGTAGCAATGTCGTTCGTGATCTGCTGATTGAGCATTCGGCTGTAACGGGTGACGGATGGGATCGGTGCTTCAAATCCGTTGTCGCCGGCGAACTTCGCCAGCATGTTGAAGTCCTTGCGTGCAGGGTCGTTCGCCATGCTTCTACGCGTCCCTTTCAGCACAGGGATTTCTGCAGCATTTGAACGGAAGCGATCCACAAGCTCATACGCGCGAATGCGGTCGCCGTTCGTGATCACCTGTTCCGCCCAATCGACAATCGCCTCGTGCTGCTCGGCACTCATCTTCGACCACTCGGCCTTGTACTCAGAAAGGTTGTGGTTCTCCAGTTCATCCAGCTTGTCGAGGTAACGATGCTTGAACGATTCGACCTTCGAGCCAAGAGGCATAGGGTTGCCCGAGCCTGATTCGGAAAGACGTGTTGCGGTGTTGAGGGGAAGCAAGTCAGCTGCCAGCGCGCGTGTGCTTTGGTTCTTCGACATCAGCATGTAGCTGTTGAAAGTCGTTGTCGCATCCCACTTGTCGCCGGTCAGATTGCGCGCCAACCGGTCAACGCCGGTTGCGACAGCCGTCAGGCGTGGACTGGTTGAGTCGAGCGCGTACTGACCCGGAACACCATCAAACGGGAATGTTGCAGGCGTGTCATGCCCGCGCCCCAGAAGTTGTCCTGGCTGGGCGTAGGCTGCACCGCCACTGTGATCTGGAGCTTCAATGTCCTTGCCGACCTGATCGACTACCGTGCGTGGTGGAAGGCCTTGCATTAAAGAGTCATCGAACAATTCAAACTGACGGCCAGCCTCATCGCTACGAACACGGAGGTTGTTCGCCGCTGCCGTTTCGCCAAGAACTTCGTCCTTGCGGGCGACGAGAGGTGCGTTGTTCCATGAGCGTAGAGGCGTCGTGTCAGGTTCGAGGACTGCTTTTCCAAGCTCTTGCTCGGCTGTCGTCCCCTTGTTGATGAATGCCTGACGTGCAGCTTCTTCGTTCGGGCCAACGGAGGCTCGGCGAGCGATAGCGCCACCGATACCTTCAAATGCGCCTTGGAATGCACCACCAAGGATTGCAGCGCCAGCGACGGTGTATGCGGATTCCTGCATCGTGCGGGTTTCCTGCAGCTGGTGCAGCGCTGTTTCCTTGCCCGCCGTCAACGCCGCATTCGTACCCGAAGCGATGCCAACACGAGCCACAACCGCACCGACGCGGGAAAGCGTTGCCGGGATGGCACGGTAAGCCACTGGAGGGACGGCAAGCGATGCCAAGGTGCCGAGCAACACTTCATCCTGAGAGAACGTAGCGCGAATCTGTTGGCCGAAGGAGGCATAGCTCAGGAGGTCACGTGCTTCGTCCTCCTGCTGCTTCTTGACCTCAGGCGCATCGTTGCGGTGGTCGAAGTTGTCGATTACGTTGTTTAGGCGAGCGTCAGCCGCACGGACCTCCTTGAACGTCGGGCGCCATTGATCACCCATAGCAGAGCGGGAATTGACGTTGTCACCCTGTGTGTGGGTCAATTGTGTGGAGAGCCGCTCTTCCGGCTTGAGTAGACCTGCCATTACCAGTCTCCCTGTGGTTGTTGTGTGCTTGGGTTGCTAGGGGTGTTGAAGCTGGCAGCAGATCGAGCGAGAGGGTTGCCCTTCTTTCCTGTGCGCTCTGCGAGTCCTGGCTTCTTGACGATCACCTCCGGTGGGCGCTTGTCGTTCGGATCGAATTCGATCTCTACCGGGCCGCGCGCGTCAATGAGAGGCTTCGGAACCCCCGTGCGTTTGTCCAGGACGTTGACGCGATAGACAGGGTGCTTTCCCTTCTGACCGACGTACGTGTACTGCGTGTTCTCTGTGCCGCTCAGCGTTGTGGTGATAACGACGTCCTTGCCGTCCTTGTCCAGACCGCGTTCATTGATCTGAAAGCCCTTCAGGTATTTCTCCTGCTGGTACTTCAGGTCCGGCTCGGCAATGCCGAACTTGTCCGGCTGCTTGTAGCGGACGACCTTCTTGCCGTCTGTTGTTGAGACGGAGTAGTCACGCTGAACAACTGCCGCAGCGTCTTTCGATGCAGCGTCAGCGTCCTGGTTGTTCGTCTTGAATGAGTTGCCGAAGTTCGCCTGGTACGTCGCTTCCACCTGAGGCGGAAGGGTTGCGCCCTTGAAGGCAGGACCGAGAACCTTCTGTGCAGAGAACGGAGCCATCTTGGTGGACGTGCTGTCCGTGTTCAGCTTGATGCGGTCCTTGATGACAGCTTGTTCCTCGGGCGTGCGGATCTGGTCATCGAGTACGCCCTTGCGAGCGGCCTCAGGTGTCATGCCGTGGCGGTCCACGTTGTGAATGATCGTCTGCATCGGCTTCGGCAGCTGCTCCATGACGTTCGAATCGATCTTCGTCAGGGTGGACAGCCGGCGAACTGCATCTGCCGCAATCGCGGGGTCGTTGCTGTTTGCGCGTTGCTTCAGTTCGCGTTCGCGCTTCTCTGGGAGGTAGCCAAAGCGACCGACATACTGCTGGTCGAAATCTTGTTGCTGTGCCGGGTTGAGCTTGTTGTATCCGTTCGCCGTCTGAAGCTTGTCGTATAGCGCGTCGCCCATCTTGCGGCTCTTCGGATCGGTTGGATCGATCCGTGCGCCACTGGCAACGAAGTCACCAAGGCCAGCATCCGCTTGACCTTCCTTGGCAACGCGGTTCGCATCTGCTTGTGCCTTGCGCTGGCGTTGCTCAAGTTCATTCGTCATCTGGACGACGCTGCGACCAACGACATCGAGCATGGGGTTGCCCGGATCGTTGGCGATCATGTCCTTCATCTTTGAGCGTTCAAGTACAAGGCGTTGGCCGATCTGGTGAGAGCTCGTCTTCGGATCGGTCATGAACAGAATCACTTCGTTCTGGTAGCCGTTCGCCTCGACGCGCTGTTGCTTCTCCAGTTCGCGTGCCTTCTCTTCATCCGCACGCTTGGCGTACTGACCGAAGTCGTTTTGCAAGTCGAGCAGCTTTGTCGTTGAGAATCCGCGCAGCGGGTCGGCTATCAATGCAGACTGGTCGCCCGACTTGTCAGCGGCAGCACGTAGCGCAAGGCTGGCATCCGTCAGCTCAACAACCCGCTTCGGGTCTTGGATGGCGAGCGTCTTCATCGCACCGTCACTCCAGATGCGGTTCTTGCGAGTCGCTACTTGGTCAGGCGTGAACAACACTGCAGCCGGACCCGATTCGTAGGCCTCTGCTGCCGCGGCACTGGCTGCAAGCGCACCCAAGATGTCACCGCCCGCGCTCAACGTTGCAGCGCGTGTCTGGTGGCTCTGGGCGATCTGCTCGATGTTGCGACGACCAATGTCAGCGATGCGAGGTTGAACGACACTGCGCATGTACGATTCATTTGCCGCGCCGACCCACTTCTGTTCGTAAGCGCCTTTCTCGTCTCCCAGCCAGTCGACCTTGTACTTCGGCGAAAGTTCTGCCTTCGCTTGATCCAGACGTTGGTTGTAGTCGGTCTGAAGCTGTTCGGGCGTCCACATCTCGCCCTTTTCCTGTTGCTGTTTCTGCTGCTCGACACGAATCTGTGCTTCACGCGCACCCAGTTCAGCGCCGTACGCTTCGAGCTTCTGTCTGTCGTTTGTGATGCCAGCCTTGCGGATGACTTCTGCACTCTGTTCAATCGTGTCGCCCAGCTTCGCCATTGCGAGCGCTGGCAGCGTTGCAGATTGAATGGAGTCTTCCGGAACGAGTTGTGCCGCGCGTGGTGCCTGGGCAGCACCAGCACTCAGTTTTCCGAATGTGTTACGTGGATCAAGCGCCATTATTCGCGTCCCCATTTGAATGTGTCACCCCATCCGGCCACCTGTGGGCTGCTGGAGCTTGTTGTTGTTCTTGCGCCGGAGTTGTACTTGCCTGCTGCGCTGACAGCAGAACTGAGCAACGTGCCGACTGCCTGTGCTTGAAGTGCTTGACCTTGCGCATCGCCTTGCTTGATCTGCTGCATTGCGTTCGACGTGCCACCCTTGATGATGTTTTCTGCGCCAAGCTTTCCGGCGATGTACTTCTGGCCGCCGTCATGGAGCATCGCCAGAGCGTCAGCAGCGACGAGGTTGTCCGTCTCTTCTTGGAGGACTTGGGCGGTTCCGCTGTCGTACGTGAAGCCAGACGCAGCGACGAGCGCCTGCTGTGAGCTGCGGAACTCGCGTGCTTGGCCTTGAAGCTTCTGCGCGTTCACCTGAGCAACACGGCGTGCTTCCTCTGCCTCGTACATCAGCGCACCGGCCTCTGCACCTGCGTTCTGTGCGGCAATAGCGGCACTGTCCCGGCCGGCGCGTGATGCAGCCTTACCTGCTTGCGCTTGTTGGTTCGCGCTGTACGCGCCAGCGGCTACGGTTACACCCGCAATCACCAGTGATGAAACTGCTGCCATCTTCCTGTCCCTTTACAAATCTAGCTTGTAGAAGCCGCCGACGTGTTCCATACCTACGTACTGGTACAGCCGCTCGACGTGCTTCGAGAACACACCTGTTGTGTTCGTCACTTGCGCCTGTGATGCGCCTTTTTCTCTCGCCTGACGGAACGCTTCTTTGAGAAGGTTCACTGCCGTCATTCCGCCGCGATGTGCCGGGTGGATGAACAGGGCGTTGTCGTACATCACCTTCGTCGTGCGGCAGAACCACATCACGTCTACACCGCCAACGAATCCACCGACGATCTCTCCGCTGTCATCACGGCAAACGATCACGATGCCGCTATCAGAATCAACCAGGTTGACGAGGATGTCGAACACCTTCCCGCCGTCGAAATCGTTGTAGCGCCCATAGTTCGGGCTCTCGTTGAACATGACGACTGCCAGCTTCACCAGCGGCAGCACGTCCTCCATAGTTGCGTTCTCAATAATCATGTTGTGTCTCCCTTGCTTCTCTATTTATGTTTCGCAGGGAGCACTAGTCGTTCACGGATACCTTCATGACGACCGCCAGCAACGTGAACGGCATCGGCAGTTCTTGTTCGATCTTCATGTTGAGCGGTGTTCCCCAGCCCATCGACGCGAGGCGCTTGTCACCGGAGTACGGAACGGGAGCCTTGTCGGCAAGCTGTCCAATTGAATTGAACGCAACTGGGCTGCCGTTCACCTTGCAACTGACCGTCTGATCGACAACCAGAGTGACTTCGTGGACTGATAGCTGGCGACCGCGAGCTGTACCGCCATCCACCTGAGGGTTCGGGTGGAGAAGTTCGATCGTTGTCGTGTACGGAAGGCCGATGGCGACTTCCTTTGCTGCCACATCGAGCACGATCTGACCGCCCGTGACGATCTTGCGTGTGGCATTGCTGTTGTCACCGACGATGACGACTTCCTTACCCTCTAGGTGGCCCAGTCCCGTCCAAGTTGTTTTGGCAACCGCATTGGCACCGAAGATCGTGGCGTCGGACAGGGACTTCAGCACATAGTCAATGCTCTCGATGTACTTCTTGTAGACGCCGTTGACGAGGCGTTCGACGCAAACATAGGTCGTGTCGCTGTTGTTCTCAGGGATCGTCGCCACGGCCTTGAACCAGCCGTCCGTATCATGGCGCGCCCACGCAATGACATCCTGTTCGTTCAGGTAGGTCAGAGAGACAAGGTAGCCGTCCTTGCGGATCAGCCAGACATTGAAGTCCGGGTCTTGCTGGAACGCCATGTCGATGACACCTGTGCCCGTGATGTGTTCGGAAGTCACGGTCATGTCGGCTGCGGTGTTCGACCCTTTGCCCAGGTCATAGGCTGCAGCACGGACACGGCGGCCGTCGCGCTGGACAAACACAGCAGCGTTCCCGATGCGCAGAGGGGAGACGAGGTTGCAGCCGTATGTGGTCTGAGGTTTGACGATGGCCGTCTTTGGTGTGTAGACGCCACTCGTTGAACTCATCACGAACTCGTTTGCGTAGCTCATGATCAGCAGGTCCGTTGGGGACGGCACCATGTGCAAGATCATGTCGTTGGAAGAGCTTGCGAGCGTCAGTTCGACACCGTCGTTGTCGTCCGGTCCGCGTGTGAAGTTCGTGATGTCGAGGTCTGAGCCTGACTTCGAACCCCATAGCGTCTGTGGTTGTGCTGGAGTGCCAGCCAGGAACATGCGCTGTTGGTAGAAGGCAATCGCGGCTGGGTAGTTGCCTGCTTTGAAAAGCAGGGCCATCGCGCCTGACACGGAGCCGACGACGCTCCATTCCTGGCGTTGCGAGTCGGCATAAATGCAAGTGACCGTCCATGTCTCGGCTGGGCTTCCTGCTTTGCTCGCTGCAACCATCTGGCCGTAGCCGGTTCCTGCGAATGTCGCAGTAGCAGCGCCCCCACCGCCAGGACTCGTCACGGTGAACACGCCGCCTGCCGTGTATGGGTTCGTTGTGTTGCTGATGATGCGGAAGCGAATGTTCGCGTTCTCGTACCAGTAGTCCGTCAGAGCGCGGTGGACGAACGCCATGTCAGTGAATGTCCAGCTGGTATCGCCAGTACGGAAGAGGCGCTTCGGCGGGTAGTTCGGGTGCGTGAAGTACACGCTGTTGCCGAACTGGGCAAAGCGAAGTTCGTTCAGTTCGTCGCTCGTGTACGGGTGCGTGATTTCGTAGCGAACGCCCGGCGATGTCTCGATGAAGTCGCCGTCCTTGATGAACTGGATGCGGCTGTTGTTGAACACGCACAAGAAGCTCTGCGTGCGCGAGTAGATGAACGGCACCAACTTGACGGCGAACGAGCTGTCACGCACCTCGCCATGGAAGAACGTGCCAGGACGACGCTTCGTTCCACCGTGATAGAACGGCAGAGCGTTGAGCATCGTCTTCGTGCTGGTGTCGTAACCCTTGAGGTCCGTGCGACCAAGCATCTTCGGAGAGACTTCACCGCCCAAGAAGGCGGTCTGGATCATCGTTGTCTTCGCCATGCTTAGAACCTCACGGCGATGAACGAGCTGGCATCTGGGCCGAAGTCGTCTGAGATGTCCTCCGAGGCGTCGATGGCAAGTGCCGATTGCAGGGCGAGTTGGAGGTTTTGCTGAGCGAGCGATACCTGATCGGCACTCTTGGTGATCGGATACGCGAGGCGAAGTGTCATCGCCGCCGTCAGAACCTCGATGAACCCCTGCGACCACTGCGATGTGTCGGTCACTTCAGCGACGTACTTGAGGAAGCACGTGCTCTTGTTCGTGACGATGCGACGGCCTTCAGCGTTGTACTTCTGGTCGCCGTCAACAGTCAGGATGCGCAGGCAATCCGCCGGGAGCGTGAACTGATACTTGTATTGGTAGAGCGGCGTTTCGACATCTGGCGGTAGCTCGATGCGACGGATGGCGAAGTTCCACGGGTGCTTGTCGAGGTATGCGCGAACGAGTTGCTCATAGAACGTGTTGCAGAGAGCGGCTTCCGTCCCTGCGTCGTTCAGACTGTGAATTGGATTTGCGCCGAGTTGCGCAAGTGCGATGTTGCAGATCGAGACTGCGCTGACCATTGCCATGAGACATCCCCCTAGATGGATTCGTTAGGGGGTATTTATGGAAACGGTGGACCGGATGAGAGGCGACTGACAAATGAGCAATGAAAGAAAACACGTCGCGCTGCTCACCGGCTGTGTATTTATCGAGCAGGCAAAAAGAAAGGGCTCCAAACGGAGCCCTTGTTCATTCACCTAGGTTGCTTAGACTGCGCAAGGCATCTCGATCACACCCGTTGGGTCGATGATTACAGCGCCTGCGCTGATCTTCGCCATCACTTGCCATGCGTCCATCTGAACGACACGCTCCACTGCCACCTTTGGTTCTTGGCCGATTGCCAAGCCGACCGCGCGCTTGTTGAAGTAAAGAGCCGTTTGAACGTTCGTTGCTGTCGGCAGCAAGTTCGAAACGATGACGTTGAATCCCATGAACTTGCCAACTTCGCCGGACACTGCTGGCAACAGACCTGCTGTGTAGTCAGCACTGATGACCTTTACTTCGTTCATCATTTCGCTGAGAGCCTTGGAGCCGATGACCATGAAGCGGTCTGCTTCATCTACGTCAGCTGCATTCAACAGTGTGAAAGCTTCCAAGTGCTTTGCGTATGTCCACCCACCAGCCGTTGTGCCTGTGACGTTGGAGCCAGCAAGAGCCGCTGTGATGATGATTTCATCGAGCTTGCGGTTGATCGTGCTCGTGACCTGAGTCACATACTCTTGGCGGAGAGCAACGTTGGTCTTGATCTCGTCGAGGTCATCCAAGTACTCTGTGGAATACCAGTCGCCCAGTGTTGCGACAACGCGGCTGTGATCGCCTTCAAACGGAACTAGGTTGCCGTTGCGTGGCTTCTGTGCCGCTGTGCCCTTGCCGAGGATAGGGAAGCCATACGTGGATCCAATCACGCCGTTCGCTTGACGGACTGCGCTACGCAGCTTTGTGTTGGACTGCTGGAATACTTGGTGGATTTCCTCGGAGAACTGAGGAATGAAAATGTTTGGTTGTGTGTTAGCCATGGTTGCCCCTTCTTTTTGTTTTTGTTAGGCAGGAGTTAATTGATTGCTGGCTTGTCTTCGTCCTTCGAAGGGCCTCAACTACTTCACCTACACAGGGCAATCGCGTATCTGTTCGGTCTTTCGTTATTCCTATTTATTGCGGTGCTGAAAATTCACAGCACAAGAAAAAAAGGCTCCCGAGGGAGCCTTGATGTGTTTGGTCTGATTTGGTTACTTGCTGTTCTTCGCGTACCAGTCGGCAACCTTGCCTTGGAGCTCTTTTCCGGTCTTCGTGTTCTTGTAGTAGTCGGGATGGGCCATCATCTTGCGAATCTCGTCTTTGCCGACGCCGACAGGTCCCGAGGACTTAACTCGCGTCACGTCTTCACCCAGTTCGCTGCCGATGCGGGAAAGGATGTCGATGATGAAAGGGTTGTTCCCGATCACTTCAATTGGAATGTGTGAGGGCACGTACGTTTCAAACGCGTTGATTGCGTTCTGCACGTTCTTTTCGTAGTCAGAACCCCATTGCTTCTCCAGGTACACCTTCGCCTTCTCTGGGGTGTCGGTCGTTTGCTCGTATGCCTTCTCGTATTGCTCAAGTGCCCACTGGTATTGCGCAGGCGTCAGGCCAGCCTTCAGTGCGTCTTCCTTGAAAGCCTTGTTCGACTCATCATCCAGCTGGATTGACTTCGGTGTGTACTCGTAGGCATCGACAGATTCAGGAGCGAAGTTGCCCTTGGTGCTGATCTTCTTCTCGAGAGACTGGTAGCTCTTAGCCAGGTTCTGGAAATCAGGCTTGCCGTCACGGAGGAACTTGGCTGGAACCCAGCTGAGGTCTTCATCGTCGCCGCTGTCTTCAGCCTTTGCCTCGACCTTCGCAGTCGTGTCGACTGGCTTCTCTGCTGGTGTTGCAGGGACGGTTGTTTGAGCTTGAGGTGTCAGCACTGTCGCAGCGGGTGTAGCTGTCTCAGTTGCTGGCGCGGATTTTTGGTCTTGTGAGTTGTCTGCCATTGCAGGCTCCTTTTCTTGTTGTTATCTGACCTGCTTGAACAAGTCTGCTTTTGTGCCGGTCTCAGGAAGAACTTCCTTCTGACGGCGCTTGTATTCGGCGAGCCATTGCTCACGAATCTCTTGTGGCGTGTCTGCTGTCACGCCGTCTTCGTACTTCCACGCCTTCGGTGCTGGCTGTACTGGTGTTGCTTGCACTTCGGGTGCTGGTGTCTTGCGCTTGAATGTCATTCGTCTTGTGCCTCATCGGGTAGTTGTGCGAGCTTCTGCAAGACGAATCGCACAACACTTCGCTGCCCTTCGAGGAAGGCGGTGTGGTACGGGTCTTCTCTGGTGTAGCTGGCGATGTCGTAGAACAGGGCAGTCAGGTCTTCGAGGACCTTCTGCCCGGTTGTGTCTCGTGCAAAGAGGGATTGATACGCTTGCGCGTCAACGGGTTGGTACATAGATGTGATTCCTTTCACTTCTATTTATGCAAACCGCCCGACGCGTTTATTGCGTGATCTGATCAACCAGTTCGTTTGCCTGTCCTGGCTCTGGGCGCGCGCTCAATGCGCGCGCTGCTGCCTCACGTTGAGCGGCCTCAGCTTCTGCTTGCGCACGTTGCTGGCGAATCTGATCGATCTCGCGTTGATCGCGCATCAGTTCTACGGGGATGCCGAGAATCTCTGCTCGCTTCTGTGCAGCCTTGTCCACGTCATACGTGTCAGCGACTTGAGGTCCGAACGCCTGCATCGACTGAGCAAGGCTGGATTCGTAGCGATCCATCGCCGTCACATCGTCCATGCGCTGCGCACGGGCGAGTGGTGACTTGAACTCAGGAATGAAGCGCATCTCCATCAACTCATCCGGTGGCTGACCGAGGAGACCAGCGCGGAAGGCCAGGTTGAAGCAACGCTCGATCAGGGGGTTCAGGAACTCAGCTTGGAGGCGGCTGAACGTAGGACCGAGAATTTGTCGGATGATCTGCGTGCGAGTACGAACCTCTTCAGCGGTCATCGGTGCGCCGCTCTGCGAAGGTGCCAGCTCGTCCGACATCATCACGCGCTTGATCTGACCCTGAAGGCGCATGATTTCGCCTTCAGCGATACGCCAGTTGCCGCCGGATGCCAGAGGCTTGATGTTGTCTGGATCGGCGACCATGATCACCTTGCGGGGGCCGATGCGGACGGTTGACGGGTTGAACACGCCGTCATGCTTCGCCACGAACGTCCCAGCGATTGCCATCTCACCGTTCGTCAGCACCATCTCGACCAGCTTGTTCAACGTCTTCACGTCTGGCAGTGCGTCGTTCAACGGGCCGACTGCGTACTCTGTTCCCGGGATGACGGACCAGCGAGGGATGACCAACGGAAACTCTTGGTAGCCAGACTCGTAGCAGACCTCGCCCGACTTCTCACAGACGTACGTCGATTCGAACGGCATCGCCTTCGCCATCTTTCCCGCTGAGCGTTTGCCAGCTCGGAAGCGAGGACGGATGCAGTGGATGTACGGGTGCTTGACGATGCTTGTCGGGTCGTTCTCCAGCAAGCTCTTCGCTGACGGAGGAAGGTTGGCGGCACCGAACTTTTCCGCCGCCTCTGCCACAGTCATCATCAAGCGGCGGTAGACGGTATCGACCTTCTGAGCCTTGGTGCTGTCTGCGATGTACAGACTTGCAAGGGGCCAGTGTTCGAAATGCAGGCGACCTGACTCTTCGTTCATCTCAATGAACAAGCCGGCCTGACCAGCAACCGCGATGTCGATGAAGAACTCGTACGCCTCGGCGTTGTAGTTCGAAGAGTGGATCATCGAGAACAACGTCTCGGACGACTGCTGCAGCCACGCACGCACAGGCCGCGGAATGTAGGCGTCAGGTGTGTTCGGGACGGAAAGACTGAACCACTGAGACGTGCTCGGTGTCAGGCCGCCGATCATTGATGCTGACAACAGGCGGCATGCATCCGTCCCTGTGCTGTCAAACAGTTTGGCTTGATCCGTGCGTGCTCTCGTTGCATTCGTGAACGGATCGTCGTTGCCGTAGAAGCCTTGACCTCGCAGCGGGTACGAGTATTCGAAAGCTTCCTTCCATGTCTGTTCAAGAACGCTGCGTTGTGATTGCAGGCGTTTGAATGACTTCAGGATCTCTTGTCCTTTGTTGTCTCCCATAGCGACCTTCCTTGTTTTTATTGTTTTGGTGCGCCTGTCACTCCGCTCGTCATGATTCGCTCAAGGAGGGATTGCTTCGCTTTTGTTTTTTCTTCTTCGTCTTGCTGGCCGGGTGCGAACAACTGCTGCTTGTCATCTGCACCGAGGACCTTCTTGTCCTCTTGCGCAACCAAGTCGTTGTCCTTGACGTTCGCAACACGCAACATGTCGCCCAACATAGTCTCGTTGCTGATCTTTTGTTCAGCCGCCAACTTCTCGTGCTTCGCCTTCTCAGCAGCTACGCGCTCTGCCTCACGTGCTGCACGTTCCGCTTCGAACTGAGCGGCCTGTGCTGCCTGTTGCCGTTGAAGCTCCGCTTGTTGCTGGTTGAATGCGTCCGCCTGCGCCTGGAGCTGTGATTGCCATTCAGCGCGTTGTGTGGCGTTCTGCGCTTCGATCTGCTCACGTTCACGCGCAAGCTGGTAGTCCCAATCCAGCTGCTTGACCACTTGCTCACGCTGCTGCACGTACGACGCATTGACAGCCTGCCTGCCATTCATCTCAATGCCGCCGAATCCTTCGAAGCCCTCTGGTGCCAGCGCATAGAACTGGCCTGTCTCTTCGCTCGTCCAACCAGTCACCCAGTCGTACGTGTAGTCCTCGACACCGACTTGCGTCATCTCGACATCGCCACCACTGGCTTCCCACACACCACGTTGGCCGGTGCGTTTCTCTGTCACTCGTTTCAGTGCCATAAGAACGCTCCTTACCCAGCCTTGGACGCTTGCTTGCGTCGCGTGCTCAGGCTTTGGTTGGCGTCGTCGTAGTTGTTGTCGTCGTCCAAGTAATAGAACGACTCCAGGTACGTCTTGCGGCGTGCTTGGTCTGCGGCGAGTTGTTGGCTGTTGAGCTCGCTGTTGTTGCGTGCCTTCTCAGCTTCTTGTTGTGCGGCGAGTTCCTTTTGCTGCTCTTCTTGCAACAGACGGTCTTGCTCTTTCTGCTTGTCCGCCGCCAGTTGGTCTTGGTACTGCTGGCGTTGCTGGTCGGACTGCTGCTGGAGTTGCAGCATTCGTTGACTCTGGGCCTCGCGTTCGAACGACATCTGGTTGTCGATGCGGCTTCGCTCGGCGTCTTGCTCTGCCTTCAAGCGGTCACGTTCAGCACCAGCACGTGCTTCAGCTTGGAGCTGAAGCATCAGTTGGTCCTGCATGCTTGGTCCTTTACTTCCTTTTCCCATTCTTTTTCTCCCATTCGGTTTGATTGAATGGGGCTATTTATGGAAAGAAGTTGAATAGGCCGTTGAAGCACTGGTCCCGTAATGGACGGTTTTGAAAAATCGCGCAATTTCAAAGTCGTCTATAAAAATTCTGGGCAGATTCCTTTCTGGGGCATACCCGTTTTTCGCCGGGGAGCTATACGGTCGAGCCAAAAAGTTCTCCGCAGCGGACGCCCAGCATTCATCACTGTGAGCTTCCCCAGCGAGCGAGAAGACCTGGAGCAATGTCGCTCTCGCTGCGGTACATGCTCGTCAGGTCTCAATGTGGATTGCAGGCAGTAGAACGGCCGAGAAGCGACTGAAACGGTCTGGTTGGTGGGATGGCACCAGCACGTCTGGGAAACGTCTTCTAGGAGGTGGGCGAGCAAATCACTATGGATGACATGCTTCCTCCCAGCTACAGCCGCGATGTGATCCCAAATCTGATGCAAGGACCACGCAAAAACAATAGGGTTATAGCCGGCTAAAATTATTTGAATCGTCCATGTCGCAGCGATTCAGGATTTGAATCGACCATCAAGGCAGCAGGATCGATTCAATTTGTGAGGTACCACAGACAAATGCAGGTCTGTCTAGGTCGTCTCACACATCGATAAAGCTCACGGAGGCCACTCTCTTTGCAGTGGGAGCGGCATCGAAACCGCCTGACTGTCTTGAAGAGTTGAGCTAGCAATAGAAGAACTGTGGCTGTTCTTCGTTGGTTTCATTGCCTCTCTCAATCCTTCTCTTCTATTAGTCCATTCATCCATGTCTATCTTGGATGTCTTCTTGATGCTATTGATGTGGTCAAGGAGGTTTTTGACATAGGCGTTTGCTGGAGAAAAACAAATACCAGACTGAGATGTCAGCTCATTTCCACTTGAGATGTTGACCTTGATTGAACTCGTGTTGATGGTCACGTCATCGATTAACAAACCAAGGAAACGAAATGAACGAAACGATTAAAGAACTGCTGATGTCGGTCAAGGGGAAGTCTTTTGACGAGGCATTTCAGTTTGTCGATCAGTACTTCCAAAACATCATGTTCTCTATTGAGGCTGATGAGTGGAAGGTTCGGATGTCTCAAACGGAAAAGGAGAAGTTCATCAATGCACTGCTGACATGCAAAAAGAAGTAATTCAATTCATCTATTTCAATTCACTTATTTGATTCAAGGAAACAACCATGACCGAACAAACCACTGCTACCTCTGCTGCAACGTCCAAGCGTCAAGCTCAACTGGAAGCTCTGATTGCCAAGGAGGAAAAGGCGAGGGCGGAACGGATGGCAAACCTCAAGGCTCGTCTGGAGAAGGAGCAATCGAAGACGAAGGAGCTGGCTGTCGGAATGGAAGGGCTCGGAGCAGTGATGGATCAATTGGACGACCTGGCTACCAAGCACTCTGTCTCGATGTTGAAGCTGCTGGACTTCCTGGCTAAGCAGAAGGTCGGCGAGACGGCACGGGTTGTCTATCGCAGGAAGCGTGAGCCGAAAGCTCCCAAGGAGCCGAAGGCACCACGGAAAGTTGCAGCAAAGAAGGTCGTGAAGAAGTAAGACGACCTCATCTCAATCCTCAAGGGCCGCAAGGCCCTTTTCTTTTTTCCGTCTGTGGTAGCTGCCGACAGCTTTCAGGCGACGCTCAACGAAGGATGCATTGAACTCCTTCATGATCTTGTTGAGCTTGACGATCTGCCTAACAAGCTCGTCATCGTCAATCCATCCTTGCTTGTGCAGTTGCTTCAAATAGAACGCGACATGTTTGGCAAGTGATACACCCAGTACTGGCTTCTGTGTCTGGAATTTCCGTCCGTCTGCTGTGTAGATGAAGTAGATGTGAACCGGAATGGCTGGGTTTGGTTGTCGTCCGTACATGGAAATCCTTTGGTGCATCACCTATTTATGGGGCTGATGCCACCTGATTTCCCGTGCTAGGTAGTCCCGGATGAAAAAACAAAAGGCCCACACCTGTTTGAATGTGGGCCTACTTGCTTCTTAAGGAGATGTGACCTTCACAGGCGACAGATGTATTTATGCAACAATGTCATTGGCCGATTTTGGTCGTTTACTTGGAAGAAGAATGAGCAAGCCAACGCTGGAGCTGAGTGGTTTTGATGGGACTATTGAAGGTCATCCGGACCTCACCGCTCTTTTTAAAGTGATCCTTAATGCCGAGCCGGTAATGACTTCCGTTGGCAAGCAAAATGGAAGGCCAATAGTAGGCGTAGGCAATTTGGAAGAGCCGAAAGTATTGTTTATTTTTACACAAACAGATGAGGGCTACACTCTTACCCGTAGCAGGTAGTTCTGAGTAGCAGGTGTCGGTCTTCCTTCACCTGCTTGTTAGATTTACTGATGGGCAAATCAATGCATACAGCGACCCGCACGGGGTTCCTGTTACCGTAGCACTCGTTTGTAGGGAAATTGGATTCATCTCCATCATTTAATTCATCTGCTTGTTGAGTTTGACTGAAGTCGGAGAGGAGAACAACTTGTCGCTGCGCGAATCACCTTCACATCTGCTCCTTTCGTCGCATCTGTTCAGTTGATTGATTTCATCCAAGAAATTTTGGACACAGTTATCCCTAATGCCTGCCGCAAAAATCTAATTTGCGGTGAGAGCCCCTGACCATGCCTGCCTAACGTCATCGCTGCAGTTGCGTTCCGCCTTGACGATGGACCAGTTGTGAAGTGATCCGTTCGGTCTGCTGGTTGTCATCGATCATCAAGGAACCCGATGCAGCTTTGAGCTATGTGCTCTGGCGATACTGGCAGACGTTGCAAGTGTTGGGACACGTTCATCTGTTCTCTCGCCCGGTCTCTCGGCATAGTGCTGAGAAGTTAGGTTTGGGTTTCGGAAATGAGGAAACCCACGACGGCCTTGGACAGCTTTTATCGTGGGTTTCGAAGTGATCGTTACGGTGGGGTTGTCCAAGACCTTGAATGTATTTATGTCGATGGACAGAACCGAAGCAAAAAAATAGGTTAATGGTTACTAACCTCAGCTTTCACCCCAATGTTTTCTTTTTAATGGGGTAAAGAGCCTGACTGCTCACCGTATAGAGTGAGCAGGTCGGAGGCTTCTTTGCCGAGGCGACAGGCTTCGTTCGCAGTAGCCTTCATTTCCTCAAGCGTCATGTTGTTCGGGTGGCGCAGCTTTTCGTGAAGGCGCCATCTCCGGTTGGATGTAGAGCAGTACTTTTCAAAGAGGGGCCATGCAGCGTTGATGCGGTCGATGTTCATGTTGGTCTCCTTCATGCCTGTATTTATGACGGATCGAACACAACATTCCTCGCCGGGGAAATCGAAGCGGGATGGGTCCTCCGCATAAATAGAAGTGCATCTTGAAAGGAAGCACTCATGGAACTCATCACCATCCTCACACCGCTCGCAATCGGCACACTGCTGATCGTCATCTACAACCAGCACCAAGCGCTCAAGCGATCCAAGCTACAGGCACAGCTTGCACAGTCGAAGTACCAACTGCTCCTGGCTGTGCAGTCGGAGCTTCCTCTTGACTGACATCCACGGCATCAGCAGGAAGGAATGGAAGTTCGTAGCGAACGCATCCAGAGCCGACTTCGAGCTGCTGGTTGCCGCTGAGGAATGGAAGGTGCTGGACAACCTGGCCGAGAAGGTCAGGTACTACGGCACTCAGTTCGAACCGGAGGCCGGTCATCAAGACTTCCTCGACCTGTACGACTACACCTCCGAATACTTGACCCAGCATGGCGAACTACCGCCAGCCGTCCAAAAGCTAGTACGAGGGGAATGACCCCTGTGAGGCATTCCAGATCAACGCATGCGCCTGCTTGACGGCACGACCAGCAACGGCGTTCAGGATGTTCTTTCCGTCCGCATCACTTGGCTTGGCCTGAGGGGCAAGGCGAAGTTCGACCGCCACCTCCCACAGCTTCTTTTCCTCGATCACCCGCGCATGGAAGACATCCAGCAGCTTGTTGATCTGAGCAACGTTCGGTAGGCGCGCAAGGGGGTACTCGGCAAACGACTCCCGCACGGGTCGGCCGCGCTTGACCTTCTTCAGTGACTTCAGCTTCTGCTCGATGTCGGCCAGGAGCACCGATGTTGGGTTCGCAAGGTTGACGAGCAGCACAGCCTCGTTCAGCCCGAGCTCGTCCGTCTCCCAGAGGCTCCATTGCTCGGCCTCTTCCTTGGTGTCGATCACCCTTGAGATGAACGGCGGCACTTCCTCCAGCAGCTCGCCCACCTCATCCCACCAGTCCTCGAACGAGAGCGACTGTGCCGTGCCGAGGTCTTTCCTCACTGACGCCTTCCAGTCCTTCAACGGGACCAGCTGAAGGCATTTCCACCAGAGCTTGTACGGGTTCTTTTCCATCCAAAAAGCATAACAGATCAATTGAGGAAATTAATTGACTAGCGAATTCCTAGCGTCAAAAAAATACATTAACTCATCGCTTCTGCATCGCCAGAACGAATGCCTCGAAAGAGGGTTGCTCCTTAACAATTTGGGTTGGACTTCAGATTTCGCATTCCGAATACCCCAATAAAGAGGGTAGGGAAGGATAACTCGTTCAACCACTATCAGTAGTGAGCCTATCCCTTGAAGGCGTAACGCTCACAAATCAACTTTTATAGGAGGTTTTATAGAGGTAAATCTAATCTAGTTTTATCGGTGTAGGAAGAGAGTCACACCCTCAAACGGCTGTGGCTCTTTTTGTTTGTATTTCAATTTACTAGGGAGTTTTAAATGAGCGATACGTTCTATTTGTACAAATGCGGCTGCTGCGAGCGGCTATTCATCTCGTCGGCCACTGAAAAGAATGTGATGGAGATCACCTCCACACAAGCTCAGATGTGGCTTGAGGCAAAGGCGAAGCTGGGATTTCCCCTGACTTCTATTCAAAAAGACATTCTTAAAGGAAAAATTTAAATGAGTAACAGCAATCAAAAACTTCAAAACGTCATCAGTTTGGTGATGTCGGACCTGGACCTGATTCATGAGCAGGTGTGCTTCCGGGAGGAAGACTTCGGAGGCAACGCGTGGACCGCAGCATCCGTGAACGTCACCTACAACATCTGCCTGTGGAAGGCGGCGATTGTTGAAGAGGTCGGAGATCTGAACCTCTACCGTGAATGGGAAGCGAAGTGCGAGGCGATCAAGGCTGTGATGGTCGAGCTGGCAAAGCAGGAAGGAGGTGCAGCATGAGCAAACTCTCCCTAACCACTGGCAACGCCCGGACCGATGCGGCGCTTGAGTCGCTCATCAATGCCTACGGCGAATGCGCGAGGATCATTCGATGCGACGGTAAAGCGATCGATCAGGTTCGCACGGTCGCTAGCCTCATCGCAAACGTGATGGTCGATCTTTCCAGCGAGTCGGAAGTGGACAAGCTGTTCAGTGACGTGCCAGAGATCGTAGAGGCGAATCGTCGGCTGTACATCGAAGAGCACGATGATGGCCTTGAAGTGAGGCAGTACCGCTGGTATCTCGGAGCGATTGGGTCGCTGCTGCATGACGATGTGGTGAGAGGGCCGCTCAACCATGAGCGCATCACGTACGGCCAGACGCCACTCACTGGTGATCTGCGAACCGATCTGCCGATGCTGCTTGAAGAGTACCGTGCGTGGAGGGACAAGCAGCAGAACTGAAACAGTAGCTCGCTAGGGAACTGAGGAATTTCTTCGGTTTTCTGGCGACCTTCTCTAAATAAATGGGTCGGTGAGAACAGCACATGCGGTGCTCGACTCCCGACCCATTCATTTTTCTTGAGGAGGAAACACAAATGAGCAACACGAACGCAGCACTACAGCACCCAGTCATCACGATCCGCGTCACAGAAATCTTCGGCCATGTGGTCAAGTACAAGCTGTGGCATGTCGGTGAGAAGGGCAAGGAATTCACGTTCGCCGGAATGATCATGGCGGACAGAGACACCATCGCAACGATGGAGCCGGGTCGCGGCTATCAGGTTGTGCAGTCAGTGGACTCATTCAACTGCACGCACTGGACGGCAGCACACCCATACGCCGGCGGCAAGGTGATCAAGCAGGACGCAATCATCGAGCGTGTTGCGGCGAAGAAGGCAGAGCGCAAGTACAACGAAGCATGGCTGGACACCGTTGAGTTCTGAGCCATAAGTACAGGACCAAGGAGAAAAACATGAACGAACGATTGAAACGCGACTTCGAGGAATGGAAGTCACAACCGGGAAACCAAGCGGGCGAGGTGACGTCAAGCCAGATTCGGCAAGCGACACAGAAGCTGAAGCAGTACGACTCAGACGGCGTGCCGTTGATGACCGCGGCGCTTGCAACCTTCCTGTTGCAGTACGAACAATAAAAAAGGGGCCGCAAGGCCCCTTCGCTTTTGGTCGATGTGCTTCAGTACTCGTCTGGCAGAAGCACCGTTGTCACCGATCGATCCCACTCAGTGATGATGTAAATCTTGACGTTCGTTGGTGGCAGGAAATACACGCTCAGGACGCGCAAACCGTTTGCCACAGCGTACTCGTTCGCCTCCTTGTCTGCTGTTTGCAGATCACCCCAATCGCCTTTTGCATGTCTCGTGATGTACGTGACAGGGTTCTCTCCGCTGTCATCGAAGGCCCCGATTGCGCCTTTCGTGGCAACCACTTTTCCTAGTTCAAGCATTCGCTCTCCTTGTTGATGGAGCGAGCACCGTCCTGGCTGAACCCCATTTCAACAACTGGGAGCACCGCAGCGGTTCTGCCGGGACGAGCAGGTCATTCCCGTTGTCTTTCTCATAAATACAGGGGAGGGTGGACATCACCTCAACTGCAATGAAAGGCAACCAATGATTCGCAAACCAAAGAACAGTACGAACTTCCACTTCCGATTCAACTACATGGGAAAGACGTACTCGGGCTCAACGGGAACATCGAGCCGACACCTCGCCACCCAGTACCTCAGCAAGTACCGCGATGAGGTCTACAAGAAGGTAGCGCTGGGGGAAGTGGACGAGCCAGACCGAATGAAGCTGAGTGAGGCAATTGCTCAGTACTTCAAGGACAACCGCCACACGACGATCCCAACCACGTACACCACATGCAGCACCAAGCTGTTCGGCAAGAAGCGATGCAACCGCACGCACAAGATGCTGCGTGTCTATGGCCTTCGAGACGAATCAATCGAGACGTACAAGGACAAAGACATCCAGAAGCTGATCAACGAACGTCGGAATGAGGGGAACAAGAACACGACGATCCTCTATGAGCTTGTGTTCCTCAGTGTCGTGTTCAAGCACGTCAAGCGTCTCGGCTACCAAGTACCTGACATCGACTTCGATGAACTGAAGAAGGCGAACAAGCTGAATGCGAATCGCGGCCGCCTGCGCTTCCTCTCGATGCCAGAAGAGAAGAAGTTGCTGATCGAACTGTCCCGAACGCTCGACGCTGACAACGAATTCACCAAGCTGTGCCGCGTGAACGCCCTTCACTTCGCTGTGATGCTGCTCGACATCGGTTGTCGTATGGGCGAACTTCAGAACCTCAAGTGGTCAGACATCGACATGGAGAAGCGACAGATTCAACTCTACCGCTCCAAGGTAGACAACGAATCCGCACTGGCGATGACGAACCGTGTGCATGAAGTGCTGACCGACCGCCTTGCCTCGAAGGCCGAAGAGCAAACGATGGTGTTTGAGGGAATGATTCAGCGCGCCAAGGGCAAGGGTCGCGGGACGTTGAAGTGCCGTGCTGCATTCAGGAGTGCATGTGAGCGGGCAGGGATCACGGGCTGCTCGTTCCATACGCTGCGTCATACCCATGCATCTCGTCTCGTTCAGGCTGGTGTGTCGCTGTACGTTGTGCAGCACCAGCTCGGCCACTCGTCGCCAACCACGACAACTCGCTACGCGCATCTGGCACCACAGCAGGCAACGATGCAAGCAGCAAGCGTGCTCAATCAAATTCAGGAGGCAGCATGACCATTTTTGAACTGATTGCATGGTACGGAGGCTTTGCCGCGTTCCTGTACGGCGCTCTGTGGATCGAGAAGGCAGTGAAGAAGAACAAGAAGAGGCGGTTCGACCTTGAGACCGAACGGATCAACAGGACTCGAGATCGCATGCTCGCTGAGGAACGAATGAGCACATAACCGCGCCCTCACCAAAACCATAAATACCCCCTGACGGCTACGGCCTCAGGGGGTATTTTCTTTGGCAAACAAGAAGCAAAGCTCGATCACATACGAGCAAGTTGACGGCACGACAGTGGGGTTCAGGGAGTTCTATGCGGTGTATGCCGTCATGGAAGGGTTTGGCTCCGTCCCGTCGTTTCACTGGGACATGGTTGACTTCCTTGAGAACGACGACCAATGGCTGAACAACGTCGGGGTGATGCAGTGCTTCCGTGGTGCGAGCAAGTCATCGCTCAGCGCCGCATGGATCGCTTGGCGGCTTGCTCGTGACCCAACGCTGCTGTTCCTGATCCAGTCGGCAGACGACTCACTGGCGATGAAGATGTCCAGCGACATCGCCAAGATCATCACGAACCACCCGCACTGTTCGCACCTTCTCAGTTCAACAAACAAGTGGACTGAACGTGGTTTTCGAGTACGAGGCGCAACATCAGGCCGAAACCTCAGCGTCACAGCACGCGGCATCTTCTCCAACGTCACTGGCTTCCGCGCACACATCCTCGTCTATGACGACTGCGAGGTTCTGAACACGGCCAGGTCTGAGCCACTGCGCGACGACCTCCGCACCCGTATCTCAGAATCTGCACGCCTGCTGCATCCAAACGGCAAGCGCCTGTTCATCGGCACGCCTCACGCCGTCGATTCGATCTACCCGGAAATGATCGACCGTGGAGCCTCATCGTTCCGCGTTCCATTCCTCGAAAAATTGACTGGCGAGTGGCCTGCATGCACGGGGGTATCGAACTGGCCCGAGCGTTGGCCGCTGGAACTGATCGAGCAGGTTCAACGCTCATGCAAAGGCAAGGCGGAGTTCTACTCCCAGTACCAGTTGATCCCGACGCTGGCAGAAGACAGCTACCTCGACCCTGCATTCATCCGCACGTACAAGGGCGAGCCCGAATTCATCGAGTCAAACGGAAGCAAGCTCTATCGCCTTGACGGCAAGAAGATCACTGCGCACTGTGCATTCTGGGACCCGTCACTGTCAAAGGCGGGCCGGGATAACTCAGTTCTCGCCATCGTGCTCTGCACGCAGGACGGGCAAATCTTTATCCACCGCACTGTCTCACTCGTGGGGGAGATCGAACGCCAGTGCGAGCAAGTCCGCAAGCTGCTGATCGACTTCCACGTTCCGACTTGCTACATCGAAACGAACGGCATCGGCTCGTTTGTGCCGCAGCTATTGCTCAAGCACACGGCGGGCCTGGGGATCGCAATCGACGGCAAGCACACGTCCACCAAGAAGTCCGAATCGATCCAGACGGCCTACGAGACGCCGCTCAGTGCGGGAATCTTGTATGTGCACGAGAGCGTGATGGACACGCAGTTCCTTTCGCAGCTTCGTGACTTCAATCCTCGCTTCATGAAGGGCAAGGACGACTTCATTGACGCCCCAGCGAAGGCGATCCACCTGTTGCCGATCTCGCTGCGCTCAGGTGCTGCGCTTGATCCGAACGGCTTCGAGCCGTATCGAGCGTACGGAACTGTGATCGACATCGAGCGCGACTACGCATGACGGATACCCATAAATAAGAAAAACAACGAGGAGGGACGATGACAGTCTCAGTTCAAGATCCAATCAAAAAGTATTTCGGAAACGGCTCGGCCGTCAGCTTCACCTATCCGTACCTGCTGCTCGACCAAGCAGACTTGAAGGTCTATCTCAACGGCGTTCTGGCGTCGGGCTACACAGTTACGGGGATCGGAAACGGCGGCGGTGGCGCGGTGATCTTTCCATCACCTCCGGCGAGCGGCACGCTGGTCATCCTCCAACGCCTTGTGGTGCTGAACAGAGAGACTGACTACCAAGAGGCTGCCGCAATTCCGACCGACACCCTTGATCGCGACTTCGACCGTGCATGGCTTGCGATTCAGGACACACGTGCAGCTGCACCGTTGACGCTCAATGGCTTGGGTGAGCTTGACGCAACGACAAAGCGGATCATCAATCTGGCCGATCCGATCAATGCGCAGGATGCTGTAACAAAAGCATGGGCGGAGACGGCGGGCACAGCCCAAGTCGCGCTCGCAGCTGCACAGGCGGTGATCGCCTCGAATGCAGCCAATGTTGCATCAGCAAGCTCGGCGGCTGCATCCTCCTCTCAATCTGCGGCGGCTGCATCGGCAACGATTGCAAACGCGGCGGTGGCAACTGTCGGAGTGTCGGAAACCAATGCTGCGGCGAGCGCAGTTGCTGCCGCTAGCTCACAGACCGGCGCAGCTGGATCGGCGGCGCAGGCAGTCACACAGGCGGGGCTAGCAGATGCTTCCAAGGTCGCAGCGGGAGTGTCCGAGGTAAACGCGGCTACGTCCGCTACGAACGCAAACACATCGAAGGTGGCGGCTGGTGTCTCTGAGACAAACGCAAGTGCTTCCGCAGTAAATGCAGCAGCAAGCGCTACGGCGGCAGCTGCGAGTGCAGCAAGCATCGCTGGTGGGCCGGTTGCTTCGATTGCCGGTCTCACTGGGGCCGTGACATCTGCAGCACTGAAGACGGCAACAGCGCTCAATCTGGTCAACAACACAGCCGACCTGAGCAAGCCGATAAGCACAGCAACACAGGCGGCGATCAATGCGCTAGCGGTCGCAACGACTGGAGACTTCAAGTTCGTGATGCGTGCGACTGCTCCAACTGGATGGGTCGCAGGCGATGGATCGACCATCGGGAATGTCGGCAGCGGCGCGACTCGTGCCAACGTTGACACACAAGCACTGTTCACCGCGTGGTGGACGGACTACACGAACGCACAGCTTCCGATCCTCACTTCGACAGGCACAGCAAGCACTCGCGGTGCCAGTGCCGCAGCCGACTGGACCGCTGGCAAGCGCCTCACCGTGTTCGATGTGCGCGAGAGGTTCATTCGTAGCTCGGGGACGGTCGTCATCAACGGCACCAAGTACGCCGAGTCTGTCGGCCCTCACACCCACCCAATCTCGCCGATGGTGGCGCTACCCGGCACAGGCGGCGGCAGCGGCTTCACGTACAACCAAGTCAGCACTGGCTCACCTCTTGGTGCAGGCAACACCGGAAGCCCAGCAGGAACTGAAACGGCACCTGTTCACATCGCAATGTTGGGGTGCTTCAAGCTATGACGTCCACGGGCCGGACGCTGCATGACCATAAATAGGGGGAAACAAAAATGACAGTATCTATGACCACGCCTACAAACCAGCCGATCAGCCTCACGAAGGCCGCATCAGCAATCCTTGTCCCCGTCATCGTCGCCCTCATCATCGGCGGGTTCACTTTGATCTGGAAGATGGACCGACTGACGGAAACCCTGACGTACAAATTTGAGACAGTCGCCAATCAAGTGAAGGGCCACGATGGCAAGCTTGAGGAGATCGACCGCCGCATCCGTGTGCTTGAACTCGAAGTCGCTCTAAACGCAAGGGGTCGCCGATGATCGTCAGGAATTTTTGGAGATCATGGTCATGGATTGCAGCATCGATCGGCCTCGTGCTTCCTGAACTGCTGTCCCTAATCGCATCGAACTCCGATCTGATTCCCTACCTCGACGCAGAAGCCACGGATGCGATTCGACTCGTGTGCCTGGTGCTCGTCGTCGTCTTGCGCCCGATCCCTCAGAAGGCTTTGCGCAATGACTGAGCGGTAGTGACTGGAGCGCCAGCTTACGGAGCAGCGACCGGCGCAAGGCGTTGCCGGCTTGCTAAATGTCCGACTTCGCCTTCTTGGCTGCATCTTCCCGCGCGCCGTTCGCACGGTTCTTGGCAGCTTCGCGGTCCGCCTCAAGGCGCTGTCTGCGCGCGGTCAAGACCGAGGGGTTGGTTAGCACGACCCGGGCGGCACCCAGCTTCATGGTCTCATCAGCACGCGTCCATGTGATGCCGTTGTCGTAAGAATCGCGCGCATTCGCCACCTCGGAGGTGGGCGGTCCATACCGTTGCGTGAACGCCTCCAGGAATGTGCCTGGATTTTTTCCTTCATGGAAAACGATGATCTCGCTCGCCTGCGCATCGAAAAAGCTGATACGAATGAGCTTGACTTGGTTTCCACCAATGGTTGCCATCCGCTGCATGGCTGGCGTCAACGAACTGGCAGGCAGATAAGTTGTCGTGCAATCCTGAAATTGCTGCCACATCCCTTGTGGAAGCCCGCTCTTCTTGACTGCGCACGTACGGACCTCAAGGTTCGACTCGCAGACCGTGGTCAGGTAGTTCTGGCGATCTGGTGAGCACTTGAATGCAGAGGTGCCGGTTGCCAAGCCGGCAAGCGCGTCCTGCTTGACATTGAGATTGAGGCCCTTCACTTCGAAAGTGGGCACGGCGGTCTGTGCCGGGGCGGGCACGCCAGTCGCACTGAGGACCGAAAACAGCAAGAGGGGCAGCGCGGTCCTTTTAGAAATCACCAC